GATCGCCCATGATCGGGTCCGTTGGCATCATGCGGATCGGGAGCGTCGTCGGCGTCGTGCCGCCGGTCGGCTCGGATGCGGCGGGATCGCGCTCGGCCGCGGCCTCGGCAGCAGCCGGTGCAGCCGCAGGCGGCGGCAGCCCAATCGGCGGCGGGAGAACGTCTTCGTCCTCGGCATCGACGGGCAGCATGGGCCCGCGCCGTTTGTCCATGTCGAGCATGATCGGGCCGGTGTTGTATTCGACGCCGCCGTACCTGGTCGAGGCCACCTCCTCGGGGGTCACGATGCCGGCCTGGATCTCCTGCACGTCGGCGGTGACGGTCTTCGTGCGGAGGTCCGCCATCTCCAACTCGTTGAGCTGCCAGAGCGGCCGGAAGAAGATGTCCCACTTCGCCGGCTCTCGGCCCTGCGTGGGGCCAAGCTTCGACAAGAAGGCGCCCCGGAAGAACTCCCGCAGCACCGGGCGCAGCCGCAGCTCCTGCTTGCCCTCGACCCTGTCGTAAAAGCTCCGCAGCCCCGGATCCTCCTGCGCGCCGAGGCCGCCCTTGAGGTTGCCGAGGAGGATGGACACCGGGACGTCGAAGACCGCCGCGAGACGATCCGCCAGCGCCCGCAGAATCTCGGGGACGCCGGAAAAGGACACGGGCTTGCGGTCGTAGGTCTGCTTCGCGTCGATGAACTTGATGCGCGTGAGCGACGTCATCCGCGACTGGAGGAAGGCGTACTGGATGAAGTTCTGCCGTGCTGCGGCGTTCTTCTCCTCGAGGATTCTGGAGAAATCGGGCACGCCCTGGACGTCGATCGAGGCGGTCTGCATGAGCGTCGCCGCCGCCTGCCAGCTCACGCCGAAGTCGGCGATCGCCGACGCCGCCCGGGTGAAGACGCTGTCGCCCCATCCACGATTGCCCTGCTGCGCCTCCGTCGTGGCCGGCTCCCCGTCGAAGATCAAGAAGCGGCTCTCGTGCACGTAGAAGAGCGTCGGCCCCGACGGGGAGGGCGGATAATCGTAGGCCGACTTCGGCAGCCTCTCGCCCGGGGCCGGCGTCGGCGTGATCGGCACCGTGCGATTCGCGACCTGAAAGATCTCGGGCTGGCCGTACTTGGGGGAGACGGCGTAGCGATAGGGGCGCCACATCGTGACGGGGCCATCCCACCCACCGCGGAGCGCGGTGAGGTGCGTGATCCGCCGCACGCGGTTCCAGTCGAGCGGATCCGTGAGCGGCCGTCCGCCATCGTCGACGCCGATGAACACGGCGCCGCCGCCGAAGGCGCGCTCGTAGATGAGCGCCTGCCGCACGGCCTGCGTGAGCTTCAACCCGTCGGCGAAGCGCTCCATCTCTTCGCCGATCGTCGCGCCGTCGGCGTTGACCTCGGGCAGCGGGCCCGGCGGTGGCGCGCCTGCAGCTTCGATCGGGATCTCGCCGGCGACAACGGCGTCCCACCGCCGCGCCCGCATCAGCGCATCCATGCGCCTCTTGCCGCCGCGCCGCGAATGGTCGAGGCGCCGCGCCTCCTCCCGCCAGCCCGCCGCCGCGCGCCGCGGGTCGCGCCGGATCGCGTCCATCTTCGCGCCCGGGTCGACCGTCACCGCCTCGCCCTCGACGAGCTGCACCTCCACGTCGAGCCACCGGCGGGTCATCTGGTCGGGGTAGATGTCGACGGCGTTCTTGCCGATGTCGGTCCCGCGGTACCACGCCTCACACTCGGCCGACGTGCGCCGCACGAACGCGAAGTCGGGCCCTCCGAGCGAGCCGCCCATCGCCTTGTCCACGCTCGGATCGCCGAGGCCGGACACCGCGTTGAGGAAGGCGTCCATGCGCTCGCCGGTGATGACGTTCACGGCGTCGGGGTGCTCACCGTTGATCGCGGGATCGCCGAGAGCTGCGGCCTCGGCGACGTTGGGATCGTAGCCGTCGAAGTGATCGACGACGGGGCGTGGCGTGGCGGTGAGCGGGCGGCCGGAGGCGTCGAAGAGCAGCGGCATGGTGGATTGCAGGATACCACCCGTGCTGCGGAGAGGAGCGGGGGCGGGGCGGTGGAGGACGACTACTTGAGAGCTGGCGCCTGCGCCGTCTCGGCGCCGGAGCATTTCCCCGGGCGCAACTGCCCGTCCTCCCAGAACCGCGCGTAGGTGGCGCTGTAATCCAGCGTCTCGTTGAGGTCGGCGGCGACGGCAGGGGCGACACGCCGGAGCGCATCGTAGATGCAGCCAGTCGGGCCGCGGCTGTCGATCTTGTGCCCGGCGTAGAGGTGCATCGCCAGCGTCAGCGCGTGCGCGATCTCCATGCGCGTCACCTCGTTGAGCGGCGCGAACGGTACCGGCACCGCGTCGGCGACGATCTCTTCGTGCACGGCCTCGAGCGCCTGCTTCGCGCCGTTCTCGAAGTCGCTTCGCACCGTCGTCGGGATCCGCGCCCGCACCACGGCGGCGGCGTCCGCGCGCCCGCGCTGGTAGGCGGCGGCGTCCGCGTCGCGGAGGGTGAGATCAACAAGGAAAACGAGATCGGCGATCGGCCCGCGAGTGGATATCGCCGTGCGCACTTCCTCGGGCGGGCAGCGATACCAATCCGCCACCGCCCGGATCGCCCGCTCGCGCAGGGCGTCGGGGGCGGGCGCCGCATCGCCGGGGACGGGGGCCGACGCGGCTTCGATCGCGATCCGCACCGCCCGCCCGTGGATGCAGGCGATTCCCTTCGTGGCGCAGTTGCAGGCGGTGCGCACCGCCTCCGCCAGCGCGGCCCCCTCGCGGTACGCCGCGGTGTCGCTCGGGTCGGTGGTCTCCGCGATCCCCTCGCTCGTCTGGAGGGGCCACGTCCCGACCACCCCGAGCGCGCACATCGCAGTCAACTCGCGCCGAGCGCGCTCCACGAGGGTCCGCGCGACGCTGATCCGGCCGGCGCCGTAGTCGTCCCGCGTGTGCCCGAGCGCGTCGGCGAGATGCTTGTCGAGCTGCTCGAAGGTGCCGCGGAAGAACGGGTGCAGCTTCTCGATCTGGTAGGACGCGCTCACGACCTCGCGCCAGGTGACGGCGCGTGCGGCGGCGGCGGCACCGCCTGCGAGGAGCGGACCGAACGCGTCGGCGATGTCCTCGATCGTCGGCATCCACTTCACCGCCAGGGAGTCGGGCATCTGCGGCGCCCCCTCCCGGCCACGCATCACCGAGAGCAACGCCTTCAAGAGCTTGTCGCGCATCTCCTGCCTCCGTCACATCGAGCGGCACACGCGCCGCCCGTGGATTGCAATCTATACAACGCGCGCCCACATTGCAACGCGCGCCGCGGCCACGTGCGCCGCCGGCTAGTACCGTGCGCTGGCGATCTCGTCGAAGAAGCTGCGCTCCTCGCCGAGCACCTTGAGCGCCTGCGAGCCGGCGTCCACGTCATCGTTGTAGCGGCCGACGGGGAACGAGGAGTGCTCGCCGACGAGCTCGTCGAGCCAGGGCGCCCCATCGGGCAACTCGACGTTCCCGGCGCGCACGTAGGGCAGGAGGAACACGGACGCGCGCTGCTGCTTGTTGCCGTCGCTCACTGCCTCGGCGATGACACGCGGGATGCCGAGCACGTCGCTCAAGCGCTTCACGAGCGCAGAGCCGTTCGCCTTGTCCTCGACGACGAGTTGATCGTATTCGGGCCACTGGCCGAGCACGCCACCAATTGGGTAGTCGCGCCCCCGTGAGCGCATCCCGACCAGCGCCTGCTCCGTCGCGTCGTAATCCATCCGGGCGTGCACGCGGTCGAGGAGGAGCCGGCGAGCTCCGGAGGAGCCCCACACGTGGATCGCGACGAACGAGCCCGTCGTCGTCTCCTTGAACGTGCCGTCGACGCTGATCACGATGCGATCGAATCGCGAGGGCCGCGGGCTGGCCGGGCCGCCGTAGCAGCCGCGGGGGCGCTGCCCGATCATGCCGGCGGCGTCGTCGGGCGCGGTGCCGTCGGGCTTCCAAAACCGCCAGTCGGCCTTTTTGAAGAGGCCGCCGCCCTCGGGAGAAGGGCGCTGCTGGTGCTTCGCGGCGAAGCCGCTGGCTCCGAGCACCGTCCCGCCCTTGAGCTCCTCCACGACCTCGCGCGGGAAGCGCGTGGGGTTGAGGAGCTCGCCCTCCTGCGTGCGCGGATCTCGCCAGAACTCTTCGCGCACGGCGCCCTCGGGCCGGTGCCGGATGCGGTAGGTGACGCTGCGACGGTGCGGCTCGAACTCCGTCGGGAGACACAGGTGCTCCCATCCGCCGCCGGAGAGGACGAACGCGGCGGGATCGTCGTCGTGGAGCCGCTGCATGATCATGACGATGCGGCCGGTCTTCGGGTCGTTGAGGCGGGTCGGCAACTCCTTGCCGATGATCCGCTTGGCCTCATTGCGGGCCGGCTCCGAGAGGGTGTCGGCGTCGGCGAGCGGATCGTCGATGGAGACGAGGTCGCCACCGTGGCCGGTGATCTTGCTGGCGATGCCGTAGCTCGCGCGCCTGCCCCCGCGCGTCGTCTGGTAGTCGTCCTTCGCATTCTGATCCGGTGCGAGCGACCACCCGCCCGGCTTCGCCAATCGATCCTGGTACCAATCGCTCTCGACGAGCTGGCGGCACAGCCGGGAGTGCTCGACGGCCAGCGCCGACGAGTGCGACACGAAGAGGGAGCGCCAATCAGGCCTCGAGGCCCAGATCCATGCCGGCCACAGCACCGACACGAGCAAGGACTTCGAATGTCGTGGCGGGACCGTGATCAGGAGGCGCCGAATCTCGCCGCGCGTGACCGCCTCCAGGTGCTGGCAGATCGCGTCGATGTGCATCCCCGAGACGAAGGGGGCCGGCTCGACAATCGGCCACGCGGCGCGGACGAACTTCGAAAACGAGCCGCGGCAGGCCTCCGCGTCCTCGGCGAGGCGGCGCCCCTCCTCGGCTTCAATCTCCGCCTCCTGCCGCTTCGCCGCATCTTCGATGGCGCGCCGCAGGCTCTCCCGAGCTGCGCGGGCGGCCTTGCCGCGGCGGATGATCTCCGCGTGCGAGAGGTGGGCGAGGTGGGGCGGAACGACCGGGGCGGGCGGCATGGCCGGGAGCTACTTCTCGCCGGTGACGAGCTTCTCCGGGGCCGGGAGGTTGAGCTTCCTCGCGGCCTTCGCGATGCGGCCCCACGTGGCCGGCCGCATCACCTCGCCGCCCTTGTACGCCTTGCGGATGGAGCGGTCATCGACTTCGGCCATGGCGGCGATGCGCCTGCGATCGTGCGCGTTCATGGTGGAAAATGCTAACACGATGCCTGCGCTGTCCAAGGCAGGGCTGGATCGCAGGCAGGCGGTTGTGGCATCGTGCCGAGCGGCGGTCGGGAACGTCGCCCCCGGCCGCTCCGGCGCACTCCGGTGCAGCTCGGCTCCCGTGGTCGGCTGAGTGCCCGCGCCTCCTCCACTTCCGCCGGGGGAGGCGCGGGGCGGGGTTTCGAGTGGGGATTACGGGGTGGACGGCGACGACGCCTCTTCGGGCTCGGCGGCCAGAGCCGCGCCGACGCTCGGCTCGCGGTTGAAGAGGGCGCGGAACACCTCGACGGAGCTCTCCGCGATCGCCGTCGCCATGCCGTCCCGGTAGATCCGGTCGGCATACGCACCGATGCCGTCCGTCCGCGCGGCGAAGCCCGCCGCGATCGTCGCGAGAAGCATGCGATCCTCGCAGGCGTTGGCGGACACCACCTCCGGCGCGAAGTCGGCCTCGTTCCAGCGCCACTGGAGCGCGCTCGCCTCGCCGGCCATCATCGGCCGGTTGCCCGCGCGCGGGTGGCGGTAGATGAAGCCCGTCAGCCCCATCGGGAGCGGCGTTGCGGTCGCCGCCCACCCGCACTCGATCAGGCGCGCATCGGGGCGCACCACCTTCGTCTCGCTCTTCTCCATCGGTTTCTCCATGGTTCAGTCGATCCACTTGTCCTTGCGGAGCGCCGCCCGGACTACATCGGGCCCGCTGTAGCCGCTCTCGGCGACGCGGGCCCAGAACGTCTCGGCCTCCGCCGGAGTCAGCCGCACGGAGCACACGGTCACGGTGCGGCCGACATCGGCCCGGGGCTTCCGGCCGGCGCCGGGGCGGGCTCCGCCGCGTTTGGGGGTGCTCTCGGGCTTGGGGGCGCGGGGCGACATCAGGGACGCTCCATGCCCGCGACGATGGCGGCGGGGTCGACGGACTCCCGAATCTGCCGCGCAAGACCGCGCAATTCCTGGTCATGCACGTAGAGCGCCGCAGCTTCAATCCCCGCCCGCACGCCCTCCTCCCGCGCCCGTCTCAACTCCTCCCGCGCTTCGTCGCGCTGCGCCTGCATCGCCGTCACGCGCTCGACGTG